GACTCGAGGGGGGGGCTTAACGCACTTTTTGTCAAAATTGGATATTTTGAAAGGGAGTACATTAAGCCTAATAAACTAAAACTATTTTAAGTTTAGTAAATGAAAGGAAGAAAAAAAATACCTACTGCATTAAAAAAAATGAAGGGGACTGATAGAAAAGATAGAGAGCTTGAAAATGAAATGATAGTATCTCATGTAATTTCTATGCCAGATCCACCATTATTTTTGAATGAATTTGGAGCTGCTGAATGGCATAAAGTTACTAATGAATTAGCCAATTTATCTATGCTCCATTCAGTAGATTTAGGAATGCTCTCTTCATATTGCAGAGAAATGGGAATCTATTTTGAAATGGTTGAAGAGTTAAAAGCTGGTCAAGTCGAAAGGACTTATGATAAAGATGGAAGGCTAAGAGCCTCCAAGCTAAAGCCAGAGGTAAAGATAGCTAGAGATTCTCTAGATAGAGCCATTAAGTTGGCAGTTCAATTTGGATTCACTCCTAGCAGTAGAGCATCCATTCAGATGCCAGAGCAAAAAGAGAAAGTAGAAAATAAATATGATTTCTTTGACTAATGATAAACATTTATAATCAAGACTGCTTAGAGGCTATGAAGTTAATGAAAGATAATGAATTTAACTTAGCAATAGTTGACCCACCTTTTGGTATAAAAAAAAGAATGCAAGGAAGTAAACAATTAGGACAACAGTCTAAAAATATTGAATGGAATAAAAAAATACCTACTAAAGAATATTTTGATGAATTATTAAGAATTAGTAAAAATCAAATAATATTTGGTGCTAATTATTATGCTAATCTTTTACCTAATGAAAGAGATTGGATAGTATGGGATAAAATGCAAGGAGATTTAGGTTTTAGTATGCATGAATTAGCCTGGACTTCATTTGATAAAGTGCCAAAAATTGTAAAAATACAAACTATCAGAGGTCATCTAAAAAGATGGCATCCATGCCAAAAGCCAGTTAAGTTATATGAATGGCTGCTAATTAATTATGCAAAAGATGGAGATAAAATACTAGATACTCATTTAGGCTCTGGAAGTATAGCTATAGCATGTCATAATCTAGGCTATGACTTAGAGGGATATGAATTAGATAAGGAGTATTATGATAATGCTTTAAAAAGAATTAAAAATCATCAATCTCAATTAAGGCTGATATGATATTAGAGGAAAATGAATTATTTTATTTTGATGAAGATGCTGCTGATAGAGTATGCTTTTTTATTGAGAATTTTATTAAGCATTCAAAAGGAGAATTTGGAGGTAAGCCATTTATTCTAGAGCCATGGCAAAGAAAAATAGTAAGAGATATTTATGGATGGAAAAATAGGTCTAATAATACTAGAAGATTTAGGACTGCTTATATATCTTTTCCTAGAAAGAATGGTAAATCTACTTTAGTATCAGCTCTCAGTTTATATATGTTATTTGGAGATAAAGAGCCATCTGCTGAATGTTACTTAGCTGCTGGAGATAGACAACAAGCCAACATAGTATTCTCTCAAGCATCTTCTATGGTTAAGATGGATAAGAATCTAAATGATAATCTGAGAGTATATAGAAATTCCATAACTCATGAAAAGAGTAATTCATTCCTTAAAACTATCTCCTCAGATGCTGCTACTTCTTATGGTTATAACGCATCATTCATCTGCATGGATGAGTTCTTTGTTCAGAGAGATGATTCTTTATGGAATGCTTTGAGGACTTCTGTAGCATCTAGATTAAATCCTCTTACTATTGCTATTACTACTGCTGGATATAATAAGAATTCTATCTGCTGGAAGGTCAGAGAATATGGAGAGAAAGTATATAATGGAGTAATAGAAGATTCTACTTTTTACTTTTGTGAATATGCTACTCCAATAGATGAGGATTGGACTACAGAAGATTCTTGGAGAAAAGCTAATCCTGGATTAGATAGTGGAATAGTAAAGATAGATTATCTTAGGAATGAATGTGAGAAAGCTCAGAGGATGCCATCTGCTGAGGCTAGTTTTCGTATGCTCCATCTTAATCAATGGATGAGCTCTGAGCAAAGATGGATAAGTGATAAGGATTGGATGAAGTGTAATATTGGAGATGTAGATATAAATCAATTCAAAAATGTACCTTGCTATGCTGGATTAGACTTAGCCTCAGTAAGAGATATTACTGCTCTTACTTTATTATTTGTAGAGGATGATAAATATACTGTAATACCTTATTTCTTTGCTCCTAAAGAGAATGCTTTTATTAGGAGCAGAAGAGATGGAGTAGATTATTTAGGCTGGGAATCTGAAGGATTTATGACCTTAACTCCAGGGGATGTAACTGATTATGATTTTATTCAAGCTAAGATTATGGAGATAGCTGAGATAGTAGATTTAAAAGTAGTGAACTATGATAGATGGAATGCAAGTCAATTAGTCATTTCGCTTATGAATGAAGGTATTCCAATGAATCCTTATGGGCAAGGATTCCTCAGTATGAGTCAGCCTACTAAGCACTTAGAAAAAATAATTCTTAATAAAGAATTTAATCATGCTGGTAATCCTATTCTCAGATGGATGATGTCTAATATAAGAATGAAAGTAGATGCCTCAGAAAATATAAAGCCAGATAAGGCTAAGAGTACTGAGAAAATAGATGGAATAGTAGCTTTGATAATGAGTATAGGGGCTTATATGAATGCTGATTATGAAGATGATTCTACTTATAATGATAAAGGAATAACTTTTTTATAATTCTTTTTTACCTTTATACTCCCTTCCTATATATTTGTAAATATATAGATTCTTATGGGGCTACTAGATTTCTTTAAAAAAGAGAAGAGAAGTTATGAAACTTCCAATATTATCCAATCTAATTATGGACTTCAAGCTAATTCTGGAGTAAATGTAGATGAAAATTCAGCTTTAAATTTCTCAGCAGTATGGGCTTGTGTAAGAGTTATCTCTGAGGCAGTTGCATCTCTTCCTATTAATGTATTTAAAGAAGATGAGAATGGTAATAGAGGAATAGATAAATCATCTCCTATATATCCTCTTCTTGCTTATGAGCCTAATAAATATATGACTTCCTTTATCTTTAGAGAGGTATTAATGAATAACTTATTGATTCATGGGAATAGCTACTTTGAGATTATTAGAGATGGTAGTCAAAGACCAATAGAATTAAAGTATCATAATTCTGAGGATGTTGAGCCAGTAGAGATGGAAGATGGAATCTATTATCATATAGATAAATATGCTAATCCAATTCCTCAATTCAATATGCTGCACTTTTGTGGAATGGGATATGATGGTATAAAAGGAAAGTCAGTATTAAGAGTCCATGCTGATACTATAGGATTATCTTTAGGGGCTAATGTTACTGCTACTAGTTACTTTGGAAATTCTACTCAGATGAGTGGAGTATTAAGGCATCCAGGGAAACTATCTGAAGAGGCTGCTAAAAGATTAAAAGCCTCATGGAATAGTAATTATGGAGGTCCATATAACTCTAATAAGACTGCAGTTTTAGAGGAGGGAATGGAATTTAAGCCTATCAATATTCCAGCATCTGATAGACAATTATTAGATTCAAGATTATTTCAAGTCCAAGAGATTGCTAGGATATTCAGAGTCCCTCCTCATTTAATTGGAGATTTATCTAAGGCTAATTATAATTCTATGGAGCAATTATCTATTGAATTTGTAAGAACTACTTTAAGACCATATTTAGTCAATATAGAAAGTGAATTAAATAGAAAATTATTTAGAGAATCTGAGAGAGGTATTTACTATGTTAAGATGTCAGTAGAGGGATTATTGAGAGGAGATTCTCAAGCTAGAGCCAATTATTATAGAGAGATGCTGCAGACTGGAGTATTCTCTATTAATGAAGTTAGAAGATTTGAGGACTTAAATCCGATAGAAAATGGAGATACTCATCTTGTTCCATTGAATTTCCAGTCTTTAAATGATATAGGAATAACAAATGAATAAGAGAGCTCTATCAGATATAGATACTAAGCCTACTGATGCTATGGTAAAAGAGGCTACTCAAGGCTTAGAGTGGAGGCAAGAATATGGCAGAGGGGGCACAATGGTAGGAATCTCCAGAGCCAGAGATATAAAGAATAAAAAAAATCTCTCTATAAGTGTTATAAAGAGAATGTACTCTTTTTTTAAGAGGCATGAGATAGATAAAAAAGCAGAGGGATTTAGATATGGAGAGGAAGGATATCCGAGTAATGGAAGGATAGCATGGGCTTTATGGGGAGGAGATGCTGGATTCTCTTGGAGCACTAGGAAAGTAAAAGAGATAGAGAGAGAAGAGGAAAGAAAATTATCTGATAAGATAACTAAGGGATTAGAGAATAAAGTAGAGGAGCATAATGAAGAGGTTAAGGATTTAGATTTAAGCTGGAATGCAAGAGTTACTCTATCTACTTTGGAGGAGGTTTTTTCAAGGGGAGTCGGTGCTTTCAAGACTAATCCAGAATCGGTAAGACCTTCAATAGATAATGCTGATGCTTGGGCTTATGCTAGAGTTAATTCTTTTTTATATGCTCTAAAGAAAGGTAAATATAGAAGTGGAAAACATGATACGGATTTGCTCCCAAAAGAGCATCCAGTAAGAAAAGAAATGGATAAAAAAAATATGGAACTTATGGAAAAGAAAGAATTAAGGCACATTCAAAAGATTGAGGAAACTGAGGATTCAATAATCATTCACTATGGCAAAAGTAAAGATGATGTAGAGATGATAATGGAAGAGCCTCAAGATATGCCTATGGAGGAAAGTATGAAAGATGAAGATGAATATAAATCTGAGGCTAGAAATATTCCTAATAAAGAAGTAAGGACTTTCAATGTTGAAAATCTAGAGCTGAGAATGGATGGAGATATAAAGAAAGTCATAGGATATGGAGCAGTCTTTAATTCTATGTCTAATGATTTAGGAGGCTTTAGAGAGATAATATCTAAGAATGCTTTTGAAGGAAGATTAGAGGATGATGTAAGATTCTTAGTGAATCATGATGGACTTCCTTTAGCTAGGACTACTAATAATACATTAAGATTT